TCACGTGCCGCAGAATGTCACATAGGGGCCGAAGCCCGAGGGGGGCGGCAGCATGAAGGCTTCGCGCTCGACAAACGGATCGCGCACCGCCGCCAGCAGCGCCTCGAAGGGCGCCATGTCGCCAGCGGTCGCGGCATCCAGCGCCTCTTCGACCCGGTGGTTGCGGGGAATGACCGCCGGATTGCTGCGCAGCATCGCGGCGGCGTCGGGCGCCCGCGCCTGCCAGCGCGGCAGCCATTCCTCCATCGCGGCGAAATCGGTGAAAAGGGATTTCAGCGCGGGCGTCGCGCCGCCGGTCGCGCCGGCCAGGCGGCGGAAGGCCAGCGTCCAGTCCGCCCCGACCATGGCCTCCGTCAGATCGTCGACCAGCGCGCCGTCGCCTTGGTCCGCGGCCGCAAGGCCCAGCTTGCCGCGCATCACCGACAGGTATTCGGCCCGGTAGCGGGCGGCGATGCCGCCCAGCGCTTCGTTCGCCAGAGCGACGGCCCGGTCCTGATCGGCATCGAACAGGGGCAGCAGCGACTCGGCCAGCCGGGCAAGGTTCCAGCCCAGGATCAGCGGCTGGTTCGCCAGCGCATAGCGCCCCTGCCTGTCGATCGAGGAGAAGACCGCCCCCGGCGCATATGCATCGACAAAGGCGCAGGGGCCATAGTCGATCGTCTCGCCCGAGACGGCCATGTTGTCGGTGTTCATCACCCCATGGACGAAGCCCAGCCCCATCCATTGCGCGATCAGCCGCGCCTGCGCCGCGATCACCGCGTCGAAGAAGGCGCGGTAGGGGTTCGGCGCGGCGGCCAGACCCGGGTAGTGCCGGGCGATCGCATAGTCGGCCAGCGCCTTCAGCCGCGCGCCGTCGCCGCGCGCGGCGTGGAACTGGAAACTGCCGACGCGGATATGGCTTGCCGCCACCCGCGCCAGCACCGCGCCCGGCTGCCACGCACCGTCGCGCGCCACCCGCTCGCCCGTCAGGGCCACGGCCAGCGACCGGGTGGTCGGCACGCCAAGGGCGGCCATCGCCTCGGACACCAGGTATTCGCGCAGCATCGGCCCGACCACCGCCTTGCCGTCGGCGCCGCGCGAGAACGGCGTGCGGCCCGAGCCTTTCAGCTGGATGTCCCAGCGCCGCCCGTCCGGCCCGATGTGTTCGCCCAGAAGATGCGCGCGGCCATCGCCCAGCACCGGGGAAAACCCGCCGAACTGGTGGCCGGCATAGGCCAGCGCCGCCGGTTCCGCCCCTTCGGGCACCGAGGCGCCGGAAAACCACGCGGCGCCGTGCTGGCGCAGTGCGGCGGGGTCAAGGCCCAGCGCCGCGGCCAGCGGTTCGTTCAGCGCCAGCAGGCGCGGCGCGGGGGCCGCATCCGGCTGCAGCCGCAGGAAACTGCCATCAAGGTCGCGCAGCCAGCTGTTGTCGAAGCGGAATGTCATGGCCGCCCAGATATGGCGCGCGACGGGCCGTCCCGCAAGCGCGGCACCGGCGGAACCGCATCCGCCGCCGCGGGTTGACCCTGACGCCATGACGGAGAGACCGATGCCCCGACCCCGATCCGAAGCCAGGAACACGGTCCTCAGGGATGAGGACGACCGCTTCCACGTTCAGCTTGCCGCGCAGAAACGCAAGACCGACGCAGCCGCCCGCAAGCACGCCGGCACGGTGCCCGGCAACACCGAGCCGAATGCCGGCGGCCGCAACCGCGAGGTCGGCGACCGCAAGGCGCGGCAGAACGACCGCGCGACCAACGGCGGTGAATGACCCGGGCCGCCCGGAAGGGAAGGCTGTGGTCGGGGCGAGAGGATTCGAACCCCCGGCCTACGGTACCCAAAACCATGCCGAAGCGATGATTTTGCGCACCAAATCCGCAAAACGGGGCATTGGCGCCCTATAGTCCTTTCAATTGGTTACATGGCAACTGCAAAACGCCCCTACGCCCATCGCCCTGCTCGGTCAGTGCGCGGCAAGAATCTGGCAACGTTTGCACACTTCGTCAGCTTGGCCGGCAGGCGACCGTGTAGCCGACCCATTGCCCGGCATCCGTTGTCCATGTTCCGGGGTTCAGGGATGCCAGCGCGACACGCCGGTGCGCGATGGCAAGGGTGGCCTGCCCCGAGGCGCTGGACGTGCGCAGGTGCGTGATCGTGAAGTTGGTCGGCGCGGTCCAGCCCGCCTCGTCCTCCGCGTCCTTGGACAGGATCGACAACCAGAGCGCGTTCAGCGCGCCCCATCCCGGCGACACGTTGGCCGTGTCGGGCGTGGTGTTGTTGCCCTGCGCCGATACGCTGACAGCCATGCCGCCGTGCGACATGCCGACGCGCAGGACCGCCGCCGAATACTGCTCGGCCGTGGCGAGGGCGAAAGTGACCTGCCCGCCGTCCTCCGTCCCGTCGGCCACCCGCGCGAGGATGATGATCCGAGAGGTGTTGGAGTTGCCCACCTTATCGCCAATCGCCTGCCAGTCGGTGCCGATGGTGATGTTGCTGGCGTTGATCGTCGGGTTGCCGTCGAAGGCCAGCGCCAGCACGAGCAATTCGCCGCTGTTCACCGTCGCGGGCAGGTTGATGGCGACCGCCGTGGTGTCGGTAGCGGACAGGCTTTGCGTGACGGACATGATCGTGATGCCGTCCATCAGGGTTTCGCCCTGCCCGGACAGCGACCACGCTCCGTTGCCGACGCCATTCACGGCGCGGGTCTGGACGTAGTAGTTGGTCCACACGGCCAGCGACGACACGGTTTGCGGGTCACTGATGCCGGTGACAGTCGTCCAGGTGGCCTCGTCCGTGGACCAGCGCAGGTCATAGGACGTGATCGCGCTGCCGCCGTCCGAAGGGGCTGCGGCCCGGTCCACGCTGACCGACGTGCTGCTTGCGCCCGTGACCGCAGGCGCCGACATGGTGCCCGGCACGGTCGCGGCGGCCCCGGTCGTGTCGGACCCGGACGCCGACCACGGCCCCGGCCCGACGGCGTTCACCGCGCGGGTCTGCACGAAATACTCGGTTTCGGCGTCCAGCGACCCGATGGTGTCGGGATCGGTGATGCCTGTGACCACCGTCCACGCGGCTTCGTCGTCCGACCAGCGCAGATCATAGGAGAGGATCGCGGAACCCCCATCATCGGGGGCGGCCGCAAGATCGACCTCCACGCTGTCCGCGCCGAGGGCGGTCACGGTCGGCGCGGACATGATGCCCGGCACAGTCGCGGCAGGGGGGCCGCCGTCGCCGGTCGCGGTGATCTTCCTGACCGCCGCCTGGCTGACCTTCGCCACGAAATCAATGTCCGCGACCTGCCCGGCGACGTAGATCAGCACCCCGACCTCGGCCACAGTATAGGTGCCCGTTTTCCTGACCCGGGGCGGCGTCCGCAGGATCAGGGCGTCCGCGCCTGTGAACTCCCGGTCCTCCCACTCCATGTTCGGCGTGCCGTTCGGCGCGGCGACGTTGGACCGCGCTACGCGGGCTACCGCGTCCGGTTCGGTCAGGCGCAACTCGATGGAGAAGCCCAGAAGGCCGGCAATGGGCAAGCCGCTGCGCCGCGTCAGTTCGACCTTTGCGATGCCCTCGAAATAATCACCCACGGCCAATTCGGACACGTCCGGCAGCGTGATCGGCGCCCAAGCCTCGACGGCGCGGACGTTGGCGTTGGTCGTGGTGGACGAGGAACAGTCGAAGGACAGGACGATGGCATCCCCCACGTCCGCCGCCTCCTTGGACACTTGCAGGTTGCCCTTGACGTTGTTCGGGTCCGTGCCGTTCCACGAGGTAGCGCCGCCGTTCGCGGTTGTCGTGACCGTCCAGCCGTCGGGGGCCACGCCGGCAATGGGGCTGGACCCGGAACCGTTCAGGGTGAAGCCCGTGTTCGATGCGCCGTTGCCCGTGCGCGCCAGCGTCCCGCTCGTGCCGGCCATCAAGTTGTTGTCGATGTAGCTGGCGGCATCGGTCGGAAGCTGCACGGCGATGCCGGCGAAATAAGCTGCCACGGCGGCGGCGTATGCATCCCCGAGAACACGGCAGCCCGGCTGAGACAGATGCAGCCCGTCGTAGACCATCGCGGGGATAACATCGTTTTCAAGGATTGTGGTGCCGTTGACCGGGGTCAGGCGGAAATTATCCCTCGGGTCGATCACGACCACCATGCCCGCCAGTCCGGTTTCGGCCGCAAGGCCGGGATAACCGTCCCCGATCAGGCGGGCGTTCAGTTCATTGGTCACGGCAACGCGGTCCGGGGTGAGGCGGCTGCCGGTGTCCGTGCTGTTGCCGCGCGGCAGGACGGTAGAGAGGAAGATCGGGATGCCAAGCCGGGCGACAATTTGGTCGCAGATTTTCTTGATCTGGGCATAGCTGGATGCCGCGCTGAACACAGTCACGCCGTCATTCGTGCCGGCCTGGAAGATCACGGCGTCCGGGGCGAGTGCGGGCGGCAGCGCCTCCATCCGGTCGAGAAACTCATCCAGATAAAACGGGGTATTGTCCGGACTTTCATAACGGGAAAGCTGCCCGGTGTTGAACCCGCCGATGGCGTGGTTCAACTGGTAGGGCGCAACCAGCCGACCACCGGATACGTCCTGCACCGCTGGCGCGAAGCCCCATTGGACGCCGCCGACCCTGTTGGTGTCGTCGCTGGCCCATTCGCCGTTCTGCGGATCGACTACGGTGCCGTCGATGATATTGGGGCTGCCGAGAATGTCCTGCGACCGCTGGCCAAAGCTGTCGCCGTAGATGGCGAGGTAGTAGGGCCGCGACCGCAGCGCGGGGCCCACGCCGCCGCCAGCGCCGCGCAATGCGGGCAGGCCGGTCAGGCCCATATCAATCCCGAGCATGGACTATAGCCACCCGACCAATGTCGCCGTCGTACCGGTGTCCAGAACGCGGACCGGTCGGAAAGGCAGTATCTGGCCCGCCGTCATCTGGTAGGTCACATCGACACCGGCCCGGTCGCGCAGGACGGCATTTCCAGACGCAGCGCAGAAAATCGCCCGGGGGACGAACGGCAGGTCGGCGCCATCCGAAGGCACAATGGCGAAATGAATGTCAGCGGGCGATTGAAGCCCCTTGGAGTGGTACTCGAAGATGTCAGCCATGGCTCAGTCCTTTCCTGCAGTGCTGCGCCCCGCCCACCAGACGGCAGGGCAGTTCTCGATGCCGAAGACGTTCTGCTTCACGATCTGCGCGCCCGTCGCCGGGGCCATGGTCGCGACGGCGGCGGCAGCCTCATCGGGCAGCACGATCGGCGCCGCGATGTCGCAGAAATCGCGCGGCTGATCCGCCGGTTGCGTGCAGCCGGTCATAGCCACGACCGGCAAGAAGATCGGCCAGGCCGTCCGGCCCCACGTCCTCGATGATGCGCTCGACACGGCGGTCAATCTCCTGTGTGGCAAGAATCGTGTCGAGGCGGCCCCGGGTTGCGACCGCCTCGTGCTTCCGGTGCGCGATCCGTGCGCCGATGGCCAGCAGCGCCAGCCCGGCCGCAACGATCCCCAGCGCCCAGCCGACCGCGCGGCCGATGGGGCTGTCCAGCAGCGCCCATGTCAGCCATCCCATCACCGCCCCCGGTTCGCGCCCGAGGCGTGGTCTGCCACGCGCCGCTCTTTCACGCGCTGCATGTAGGCGAGGCCATAGATCGCGGCGGCGGCGGCGAGGATGATCCACCAGTGATCGGCGGCCCAGCTGGCGAGGCGGGCGATCACTGGCAGGCTGCCGACCTGATCGACCTTGCCCGCTACATCGCTGATCGTGCCCACGGGATCGGCCGTCAGGCTGTCCAGCAGCGCACCCCCGCCGGCGACCACGGTGCCGACGGTGATGCCGGCCTGCGCGCGGTCTGCGGCGGCGATGGTCTCGCTGCCCTTGGCCCGCATGTCCTTGACCGTGGTGTCGGCCCGCGCCTCGGCCATGGGGTTTACAGCGCGGGCCTTGCCGGCCTGGAAGAGCGCGGTCCACGTCTGTGGCCCAGCCACGCCATCGGTGACAAGGCCGTTGTCCGCCTGGAAGGCCAGCAGCGCCGCGCGGGTGCCTGACCCGAAAATGCCGTCCGCAGCGCCGGGCTGGTAGCCAAGCGCGGTCAGTTGCTCCTGCATGTCGCGGACCTCTCGCCCCGTCGCGCCCATGCTCAGGATCGCCCGCCCACCGGTCTGCAGGAGGGGCATCCCCAGCGCCTCGATCACGAGGCTGCGCAGGTGGTCGCCGACAGCCTTGGACCCGATCAGGTCATTGCGCCACGGCAGCCGGGCAATGTCCCATTTGCCCTTCTGGCGGACGCCCAGCGTGTGCTGCACCTCGGCATGGGTCAGGACCGTGCGATCGGTGACGCGGATGCTGTAGCGGCGGCACAGGTCGGCGATCAGGATCGCGAAGGCCCGGAACTGCCGCTCGGTGATCGGATAGGCGCCGGGATCGAAGGGCTGCTCGACGGCCCCGTGCATCCCGCAGACAGCGATGCCGATCGATCCCTTGTTGAGGTTCAGGGTATGGGCGGCATAGTCGCCATCGCTCGTGACGATGTTGTCGGCGGGGTCTTCCTTGCCGGCGACGATGCTGCCGTCACCCTCGACCAGAAAGTGGTAGTGCTGCCGGTCTTCGGCACCGGCACGATCTGCGCCGCCGGTCCAATGAGCGATGATGCGAACAAGCTGGTTCATGGCGTCCTCACGGTTTCAGGGAACCGCCGAAGCGGATGGCGGCGTAGAACGTGGCAATGGCGGCCGAGATCGCGCTGATGACCCCGACGGTGCGGACGATCATCCGGCCGACGCGCTGGCCGCTCTCGATGTCGATGGTCGTCTCGGCCATCCTTTCCAGCAGCGATTTTTCGTGGCCGGGTTGCGGCACCATCAGCGCGTCGAACATCGCGTTGATTTTGGCGTTCGAGTCGGCCCGGATGGCATGATCCTCGTCGACGCGGGCGGCCAGCGCCTCGAACTCGGGCCGCGTGACGGCGCGCTGTCTCGGGGGCGTGGTCATGCGCTCAATCCAGCTTGTAGGAGCCGAGGAACCAGAGCGTGTAGGACCCGGTGCTTTCGGCCGGAAAATCCAGCAGCAGCCGGTCGTTTGCGGTGTCGGCGGTCAGCCGGCAGCCATAGGCCCCGGTCGCCGAAATCCCGACGCCGATCTCATCATTGACCAGCCGGAAATCAGATGCGATCGGCAGGGTTATGGCTATCTGCGATGCCGTGGCGGCGGCGGTGGTCGGATCAACCGACACCCGGCCCTGCACATGGACGTAGCGCCCGAACCGCTGGTAGTGCCCAGATGTCCATGTCACGCTGTCGATATTCGTGATGCCGATAACGGTCGGCGTCCATTCGCCGCCCTCGTAGCGGGGCAGATGGACACCGCCCCGCGCCGCCGCCGCATAGATCAGCGCGCCAACCCGCTCCATGTCGGCGGCCGTGTCGACATGGATATAATCGGTGGCCGTCTCCCAGTCGGATTGGGCAGTGGCCCGCAGGTCCACCAGGACCGCATTGCCGGGGCGGCGGGCAACGATCTCTTCCAGGAAATAATGCCAGCGCCGGATCGCTGCGGGCGCGGCGGTATTGTAGGGCCACGGCAGGGTATAAACGTACTGGGTCCGGGCATCGGTCCATGTCGCCAGATAGGCCAGCAGGTCGCCGTGGTCGCGGCCGAAATAGGCCGGCTCGAAATTGATGTCCGCCTCGGTCGGCCAGATCAGCGCCTCGTCGAACTTGCGGGCATCGCCGGTCAGGCCCAGGGCGGTCAGCGCGGCCTCGGCATTGACGCTGATCACCGTGCGCAGGCGGTCGGTCGCCGGATAGACGATGACCGGGGTATTGTCGGCCGGCGGCCAGCTGGCCGATGCGGTGACGGCGACGGTCTGTGTCCGATAGGTACCGCTGTCCGTTTCATCGGAAGAGATCGTGAATTCGGCATAGATCGCGGGGTTCCCCGCCACGGCGACCCGCGCCGGCGTGGTCAGCGATTGCCCCAGGTCTGCCCCGCCGATGAACCGGACATAGCCATCGGCATCGGTTTCGCTGTAGCGGACCTGCGTGACCGACCCCATGGTCCCATGATTGAACCCGATGCAGCCGGCGCCGGGATCGCCCGACAGGCCGGTGTCCCAGAGATAATCCATGCCCACGACCGCGCGGATGCCGACGCCGGGCGATGCGCAGATCACCAGATACACGTCCGTGTCGGGGTGATCCTCGGCATGTTTGGCCGCGTATTGCATCGGCAGGCGGATAGTCGTCGGCAGGTCGGCCGCCGCCTGTTCGAACGCGGTGCCCGTCGCACCGCTGATCCCCCCGTTCCAGACGAACAAGTTCTTCGGCCATACCCCCGCGAACGTGCCGGTGCGGCTGAAATTCGACTGTGAATGGGCGAGAATCAGGTGCTTCCGGCGCGGCGTGAATTCGTAGCCCGTCAGGTCGGCCTTGACCTGCAGCCGCTTGCGCTCGTCGCCTGATGCCAGCGTGGGGACGCCGATGCTGGCAAGCACACCCTCGGCTACCGCCTGTGCAGCCTCGGCAGCAGCCTGTGCGGCCTCCGCATCTGCGACCGCGTCCATCATTTCGTCGTAGTCGGATTGCGTGATCGTCATCCAGTAGCTGGTGTCAGGCAGTGGCACCGGCGTGGCGTTAAGCAGTTCCGCCAGCGTGTAGTCCGCCTGATCACCGACCTGGATGATGCCAAGCCGGGCCTCGCAGTTCACCCTGCCCGTGCGGTGCTGCTCCACCCATTTTGCCGTGACGATGTAGTAGGTCGCCCGCATCCCCTCGGCGTTCTGCCAAAGGTAGAAATCGGACGGAAGCTCATCCCCGACCAGCGCGGCCCGGACATTGGCGGGCGGGATGGTCGCATCGCCCTCGGTGTCGAACCCCGACAGGGTGAAGACGATCTCCGCTGCCGAGAACGCGGCATCCGTAGGCATGGGAACGCGGCCCGTGATCAGGCTGGTGGTCAGGGGCATAGGGTAACTCCATGGCAAAAGACCCCGGCAAAGCGGGGCATCTGGTCAGGCTCGCGGGTTGGTCAGGGCCAGACGATTTCCGGCAGGGCCGCGATCACGGCGGCGATGGTCGGCGGCGGTGCTTCGGGGTCGTGTGCCGCTTGAGCGGCATAGACCTGCGTCCAGACAGCATCCCGCCACGCGATGAAGGCGGCGGCTTCCGCAGCCCAAGCAGCATTCGTGCTGGCGATATAGGAGGCGCAGCTTGCCGCGCTGTCGTAGCGTCGTGAGACGGCCGCTGCCTCGATGTGGCCCTGCACCGCGCGGGCATAGTCGGCCTCGGTCAGCGGATCGTCCTCCACTTCAACCATAGTGACCACGCCGCTTTCGGCCGACACGCTGCGTAGCATCATGTGTTGCCGCCTCCGATCATGGGTGACAGTTCAAATCCCGGACCTGTTCCGACCACCCTGAATTGCACGGCATCGAGGTCAGCAGGAACGGTCAACGTCCCCGTGGTCGATCCCACGAGGAACGCTCCCGTCCGCAAGTTCAGCCGCCCGAGCCGCTGCCATGTTTCTGCGGCGGATGAATACAGCACCTGATAGCTGCCCCACGATGATCCGTTGTTGGTCGAAAAACGGGCCTCGAACGTGTTGGACCCGCCGCTCATGTCAAAGCGGAGCATGAATTCCAGCACCCGAACGGCACCCAAACTGGTGATGATCGATGCCATCGGCAGCATGCGCGTCCCGGAGAATGCGAGCGGGCTTACTTTCGGCGCCCCGGAAGCCCCTTCGGCAATGGCCAGCGGGTTGTCCCGCCAACGCTTCCACAGGCTCGACGTGCCCGGCGCGCCAGGATCGGTCTCTCCCTCGGTGATCGTAATATAGTTTGGCATCAAACCGCCTCGTAAGGTTCTGTTCCGTCAGCGAAAAGCAGCGTCCCTTCGTCCACCGCCCAATTGCCGGCCGCCTTCTGCGATACACTGGCGCTGTCATAGACCGGCCAATCGTTCGGGGTGCAGTAGCCGAACCGGCCGTCAAACTGGTACGCCTGCGCCACAACCTTGACCTCGTGCCCCGGCGTCGGCTCCGACCGCTGGATCACCTGCATCAGCCGCTCGACCGGGCGGCCGGTTTCGTCCATCACGACGCGCGACGACACCGACAGGATATCCGTCAGGCCGATGGCGCGGTCCTTCGCATCCAGAAGGATGGTGTAGTGCGCCGGCGCGGCGTTGAACCGCTTCAGTAGCCGCTTGCTGATGATCCGGATCGCACCGTCGGCCCCGCCATCCAGCCACCGGCAGTGAATCGTTCGGATGTTGCTCTTGCCATAGGCCCATGCCTCCTGCGCGGCCAGATCGACCGTCGCCATCATCCGGTCGTAGTTTTCCGCGCTCGTGCCGCTCTTGGTCGGGTCAGTCTGAACGCTGTAAAAGTGGATTTGCGTCAGCCGCTTGTCGTCTTGATCCTCGTGCGAGATGCTCTTGACCTGCGACCGGTCAGTCACGGCGAAAACCGGATCGTTGTCGGGGGGCCGGTTGGCTTTCAGCCTGATCTTCTGGGTGGCGCCATCCCACCAGATCGACACGCCCAGTACCGCCAGTTCGCCTACAAGCGTCGCAACGCCCGTCGGCTTCACGATATGCGTGTTAAGCTGGATTTCGGGCATCCATCGATCAACTTCGGCCTGCCAATCCGCGAACGAAATGAACGCCGGATCGATCCCGGCATAGGTCACGAGCAGCGCATAGACTGCGGCATCAACCCGCGTATTGTTGAAGCGCAGCACCTGCTGAAACGTGTCGCCAGCGGAATGGCTTGCCGCGGTCGTCCGCGCCATGCCCCTCCCGGTCAGCGTGATCGTGTCGCCGGATCGCGTGTAGGTCACGATTTCGGACCCGATCAACGCTCGGCCCGATGCGGGATATTCGCTGGCCCCAATCCCCGTAGGGCTGAGCGTCATCGTCGTGGCGCTGGCGCTGATGTCGCCCAGCAAGACACCGCTCGACGTCTTCGGCGCGACCGCCTTTTCGTTGCTGGCAAGGTCCAGAACGTCGCTCGCCTCGACGGTGACCCCGCCGTCGCTGTCTGGCCCCGATACCCCCGTGATGACATAGTGCCGCGTCACCTGGTCGGTCAGCGCGCCATCCACGATGCTGGCGTTGATCACCCGCAGCGCCCGGCCAGCATAGTATGGCCAGCGCGCTTTCAGCTTGGTCCAGAACGTGCCCCGGTCGGAAGGATCATAGCCCGCCTCATCAGTCTGCGCCGCACCCGAAGCCCGCTCCGCCTGGTAAGGATCGGTCAGCCTGTCGTGGTACGGGAAGTCCAGAAAGCCGACCTTGACCGTCGCCCGCCTCCCGAGCGATGACAGGTCGTCATCGGAACCGGCAATGTTGACGGTGGAAGAATGTTCGCTGATCGACGTGACCGCCGGGAAGTATGTCGCTCCTTTCGGCATGTTGGCGCGCGGTTGGCAGAAACGCAGGGTGCGGAATGTGGTGGTGCGGTTGAACGCCGAAGGCAAGCGGCAGGTGGCAAAGGTGTTGTAGCATTTGCGCACGGTCTGCCCGGTCAGGCTGGCCGTGCAGGCCCCAGCCCCGAAAGTCCGCGTGCAGCCGTCCACGTCTATTTCGACAATAGTGATTGGCTCACGGGACATAGGCGGAAACGTCCATACTCATGCTGCCGTAGAGTGCCCCTGCCCCATAGGACGCCGACAGCACCCCGCCCGCCCGCCAGCAATAGGCCATGTCATCCCGAAGTTCGTCCGGGCAGGATGCCCAGATGAACGGCAGGCCGCTGTTGAAATGGGCGATGAACCCAACCGCCTCTGTTTCGATCCACCAGCGATCCTGTGGCGCGAAATTGATGCTCGTGCCCGCACCCTGCCGCTGAACCCGCGTGCCCAGAAACTGCCCGGCCACGCTGACCGACGGCATCAGTTCAACGTTCAGGCTCAGGTTGATCGGGGTATAGTCCGGTTGAACCCCGTTCGGGATCAGCAGGCGCGGCCCGATCATCGCAACGCCGATCGAAGGCTCATCCGTGCCGGTGATCCTGAACCGCCATTGCGCCGCAACTACCTCCCCGAACAGGACCAGGATATCGCTGTCATCCGCCGGCGCCACCGATGCCACGGTCACCCATGAAGATCCGTCGTGATACTCGATATGTGCGGTCGCGCCCACGGTCCCCATCGTGTGCGCCACGATGGCCGCACAGTCGCAGGCAACCGCACCCGGCAGCGTAACCGACAGGGTGGCGGGCAGGCTGGCGGGCGTCCAGAAATCGTAGGTCTGCGGGCCAAGCGCGTTGGCGGCCGCCCCGTCCGTGGTCTGGCTGGACCATGCCAGAGTGCCCTCGGACAGCACGTTGCGATAGAGCACCATCGCATCCAGAACGGCCGTTGCGAAGGGTTCGATCTGGATCATTTCCCGCCTCCGAACGCAGCATCGAACAGTGCTGCTGTCAGCGGCTTTTTCGACATCCTGGGCAACTTTTTCCCGGCAGCAGGGTCAGGATGGCCCTTCCCGTCGGCCAGCTGCGACTGCGCGTCGAGAAGCCAGACCTGATCCATGGCCCGGATGATCTGGACATGACCCGGTTCCAGCGGCACCCGCATCAGGCGGCACCAGGCCTCGATCTCGGCATAACCGATCGGGTTCGGCCCGTGGGCGTGCCATGTCCGCGCCGCCGACAGTTGGGCGAAGGCGTTCCACAGGATGATGCCTGCCTCGGGCGGCCGCCGCCTGTGCCCGTCCAGATGATCGCGCAGCGCGGCGGTGATCAGGCGCTTCAGACGGTCAGACATAATGGAATATCACCCCGCGGGTCTTCAACTCCTTCTGGATGGCCGTCGTCATGTCGATCAGGGTCTGACCGCTGTAAAGCGATGCCGGGTTTATGCCCTGTAGCGAAACATTCACCGGACCCTGCGACGATTGTGTCGGTTCGGCCGTGGTGGCCCCTCGCCCGCCCCCGCGCCCTCCACCGCCACCGCCCTTGATCGCAGAAACCAGGCCAAGGCCGGCCGCACCGATTGCGCCATAGGCCGCCAGCTTGCCCCAGAAGCCCAGCGTCGGATCGCGCAACACCTGCGATTGCGCGACATAGGTGTTGATCAGCGCCTCTGCTGCCCCGAACACCCGCGCCGCCCGGACCAGCTTGTCGCCACCCGCCGCAGTCAGATCGGCCAACGAACCGAAGAAGCTGCCCATCTCGTTCAGCCGCGACGCATTGGTCATCTGATCGATCTCGGCGAGCCTGTCCTTGTGTTCCCGCTCAAGCCGCTCGATGGCCTCGTGCTTGCCGCCCAGGGCTTCAAGCTGCGCCTCGGTCGCGCCGTTCAGCATCTCAAGCGACCGCTCGTACCACTCGGACAGCAGTTCTTCCTCTGACCGGAGTTCTTCGACGAGGCTTTCAAGACGGCTGGACCCGCCACCGCCCCCGCCCCTTGTGGTCGGGGTACGCGCGGCTTCCCAGTCACCCAGGCTGTCCACGCCCGGGCGCTGCGGACGCGGGCTTTCGTCCATCACGGCATCCGGGTCTTGGTATGGGTTGCCGAACCGGTTCAGGTCGGGCGAGAAACTGCCCGACATATCCAGTCCGCTCAGCGCGATCACCTCGGCGCGGGCCGCAGCCGCCGCACCGGGAATGAGGCCGATCCATTCCAGCAGCGAAGAAATCTCCCCGATGACGCCAGACATGGTGACGGCATTCAGGTCCGACATTTCCTGCAGTGCGATCCGGGCCTCATCCCCGATGTTCTGCAGTTTCGCCCGGTATTCCTCGCCCGTGGTGATACCGTTGTTCCATTCGGCCGTGGCATCGCTGATGCTGGTCGCCAATGCCGTCAGAGAAACGGCCTCTGCCTCATGGCCCATGCCCCGCAGCGCCGACGAAAGGTCGCTCAGCATCAAGACCAGATTGCCCGCCGAAGCGGCCATGGCCTCCATCTCGGTCTCGGTGTTGTCGGCGATGATTTGTTCCGGCGACATGCGATTCATCTCATCTTCGATCAGTCCGAAGTAGAGCGCCGCCTCTACGACACCCGCCTGCCAGATGCCGCGCATCCGGGCGGTCACCTCGCTGAATTTCGCATCCAGATCGGCGGCCTTGGCGATCATGTCGCTGTCCATGACGATGCCAAGTTCGCGCGCCCGGTCGATCTGGGCCGTGATCCCCTTTTCGCCCTTGTCCAGCAGTTCAACGAAGCGCTCGCCGCCGGTGCCGCCGAACAGCTCGTCCGCGATCCTGATCTGGGCCGCCTTGTCCAGACCTTCCATCCGGCCGATGATTTCCAGCATCAGGGCAGAGGGGTCTTCCAGCTGCTTCTTCAACTCGGCCGCGCTGAACCCCAGCCGCTGGAACGCCTCTGCCGCCGATCCGCCGCCGGTGGTGATCCACTCATCCGCCCGCAGGTTCAATTCCTTGAACCCGTCCACAACGGCATCAAGGCCGATGCGGTTCTGGTCGGCTACATATTTCCACTCCTGGAATGCCTCAACGCCAAGACCCGCGCGCTTGGCTTCATCCCCGATTTGGGCAATGGCCTTCACAGTCATGTTCAGTTCGGTGGTCAGCATGGCCACGCCGGTCGCCACCGCGCCGCCGATCAAACCGCCGGCGAAGGCCTTGCCGAAGGCCCCAATCTTCGTGCCTGTGGTCGCCAGCGCCTGGTTGATCCGGCCGGTGGACCGCACCATGTCCGCTTCCATCTGCCTCGTGGCAGATCGCGACCCGTTGCGCAGGCGATTGTAGCTGCCGGTGCCGCTGCGCTCTGCCCGCGACATCCGCTTTTCGAATTCCGCGATGCGTGCTTCCAGCATCACGATAAGCCGTTCGTCAGCCCCTTCGGCCATCCTATACCTCCGAGGTCTCGACGCAGCGCAGCTCCATCCCGATCTTTCGATCGATGGTCGCGATTTCGCGGATGTTGAGGTTGCGCCCCTCGAACACAACCCGGTCGGCGGTCGTGACCCCGGTCAGCCACCTGATGCGGAAGATGATGGTGCGCTCATCCTGGGCACCCTGCGCCCGGACGTACTCGCGCGTGCTGCGCTGCACCAATTCGGCCCAGACCGTCGCCTTGGCCGCCCATGTCAACACAGGTGTGCCGTAGTCATCCACGGTGTTCGTGAACCCCTGAAGGGTGATGCGACGATCCAGCTTTCCGGCCCTCATGCGGCGGCCCCGGACACCAGCGCTTCGACTGTAACCACGCCGTGCGAGGTCTGACCGTCAGCGTCTCGCAGATATCGAACGTCCGCCACCCGGACGTCAGCGCAGTGATACCCGCCGCCAAGCACCAGCCTGCCCGAGTGGATGGCAGACCGGATCGCGGCGCAGATGGCTTTGCAACCGACAAGGCCTTCCTCCACCTTCCAGACATGGATCGTGTGGAATATCCGCACATGCGCCCGCTTGAGGCTCGTGCCCTCATCGACCTCTTGCGTCTCTCCGAGGATGATGGATGGCGTCGGGGCGGGCCGTTCGTGGCGATCAAGGATGTTCGCCGCAGGGACCAAGGCGGACACGGCAGGCACGAGCCGCGCCCGGATGGCCTTCTGCACTTCCAGATCGGCGCTCATCGTGCCCCCCTGATCGCCTTGCCGATGCCGCGCTTGATCGCGGCCACGGCCGCCTTGCGGCGCATGCGGAAGCCCGGCCAGAAGAACGGCTGCGCGGCATGGAAGGTCGTGCCGTATTCCTGCAGGTGCGGATAGCGCACGTCCGGCCCGCCCACCGTGATCGCCACCGCATTCTCCGGCACGATCTTGGAACCGCCCGGCTGGCTGTATGGCGGCGTTGATTGGCCCGGGCCAGTGACGGCGATGCTGCCCTTCAGGTCGCCCTCATCCACTGGCGCAAGCGCGCGCATGGTGTTGGCGACCATTTCCGCCTGACTCACAAGCACTGGCTTGATCGCCTCACGGGCCGCGAATGGGATTGCCCGCATCCGTCTCTGGAAGCTGGCAAGCCCGCCATCGTCAGCCAAGGGGCGCGACCCGGACTATGTTGCTGTTGACCCATAGCGTCGGGTTCAGCTTCATCACGCTGTTTGCCGCATCCAGCGCCTCGGAGGCCGAAGCGACCTTGGCAGCGAACATGCGCTGTGACCCTTGCGGTGCAGTCGTCGCCGTGTGGGTGCCGGAACCGGCGCCAGACGTGTTGATCACGGTCCCGCCGGGCGTGGCGGAGAGCGTGAACGTATCTGCGGTCAGCACCGTCTTGACGTAGTAGGTTCCCGGGCTGAGGCCGGTCGGCAGGGCGCCCGTGGTGGACAGGACGACAGGGGTATTCACGGGCAGCCCGTGGGCCGTCCACGTCACCACGCCGGGCGAGGCGTTCGAGATCGTGACGGTCGCCGATTGCGGCGCCGGCGCGTCGTTCAACTCCATCCTGAAAGCATAATCGTGGATGGTCTTTTCCGCCGCGATGATCGCGATCTGGCCGGCGTCGTCATAGTCGATGCCGCAGACGATCTCCATCGTGCCCGCGTTGCGCGTGCCCTTCAGGCGGCGGGTGCGGTTCGCGGAAATGCTGTCGAAGGTGATCTCGGCCGACGTATCGCCAACGGTCCCGAGGTTTTCGACCTCGCCGACCTCAACCCACGACTGTGCCGCGAAAGAGGCCTCGTTCAGATCGCTGGACGGCACGGTGATCGGGCCGCCGATGTACAGGCGCGACCCGTTGGTAGCATAGATCGTCATGGTTTCTCTCCGTGATGCAGGGTCATTCGCCCGCGAAAAACGCGCGGCGATCAGCGGCGAAGGCGTCGACTTGCGCCTGCACCCATGCGGCGGCTTTCAGAACCCGCACGACATTCGAATGGTTGAACGGCACCGGTTTGCCGTCCTCGGTGATTTCCCAGCCAAGAACGCACCGGGCCAGGTTGTTGATCCGGGCCTTTTCCCTGTCCGCCGCGGACAGCCGACCGGTATCGTCCGACATCTCGGCCAGTTCATCCGCCAGCTTCAACCTGGCGCGGGCCTGCACCATGCTGTCCGGGCCGGCGATGCGAAAGCGGATGCCGACGGCCTGGCCGGAGACGGGGTGTCTCAGGTCCAGCCACTTTCCCCTTTCCTGATCCTCGGAATTGGAAAGAATGGCAGTCAGGTCCATCTGTGACCCTGCAATCGGGCCATCATTCGGGGAAGCGCTCATGGAGTTTTTCTTTATCTGGATCGTGCTGGCTGCACTGGTCGGACTGTACGCATCGAAACAGGGCCGAAGCGGCTTCGGTGGCTTCCTGGTCGGCCTTGTCGTGTCACCCCTGATCGGGTTCATCGTCTATCTGGTGCTGGGTGAAAGCCCCAACAAATCTCGGGACAGGATCATGGAAGAAGAGCGGATCAGGGCCGAAGCGCGAAAGCGCTACAACGGCTAGACCCCCACCTGCCGCAGCGGCGCTACCAGAGCATCGAAAGCGGCAGGAACGGTCGACAGGCTCGCCTCTGACACGGCTTCCCGGTGTTCGTACCAATGACCGACCAACAGCTTGATCGCCATCCTGACGGCGTCCAGCGCATCTTCCGGCATCGCTGCCGTCATCGTCACCGTCGCCGGTTCGGAAATAGTCACCACGCTGCCTAGGAAATCCTGCGCCAGCACGGCCGTGCCCACGCTGACGACAACTTGTGACACATCGGGAAACGGCAGGCGGTACGTCCCCGCCTGCTCGTAGATCACAGACCATTGCTGCGGCAGGATGCAGCGCCCCAGAATGCCGCGCCAGCCGTCCAGGTGTGCCACTGCCGCGCGCTCGTAGGCAACAATCAGGGCGGCGTCATCGGACCCGTCCACGCGCAGATGCAGCTGCAGCTCTGACAGCGTCACCACTGGCGACGCAGGCGCCACGACGCGGACGGGAACCATGGTCAGCCCGAAACGAACGCGCTGTCCGCAATTGTGCTGCCCTTGGCGGCGGGCAGGTGGCGCGGCTTCAGCACTGCGATCACCTCGCCATAGGCGATGTTCGCCGTGGCAGAGATGCGGGTAGCCTGGACATAGCGCTTCGCCGGGTGACGTATTTCCGTCATCAGCGCCCTGCCGTTCAGATCGTCATTGGTCCCGCAGGTCGCGGTCGCTACGGTATCCTCCACAGCCGCCATGGCACCGTCGCTGTTCGCGTCGCTCGACTGCACCACCAGCGTGGCAACGCCGGTCGCAACCGAATCCACGATGTTGGTGATGAAGGCAACACTCTCGTATTCCGCCATGTCGATGATGGCAGAGTTGTTGTCGATGGCCGAACCGGCAGCAACCGCAGCGGCCACCACGCGGAATTCCAGATTGTCGGTGATGCCATGCATGGCAAGCACTCCTGATGATGATGGTGGAAAGGGCGGCCCCGAAAGGCCGCCCGATGCTTCAGTCGCCGAACTTCAGGAACTTCGCGGCCTCGAAATGGATCGCGTCACCGCCGACCCGCTTCGTGGTGTAGAACCCGACATACGGCTTGTTGGTAAGCGCGTCGCGCAGCACGCGGATGCCGACGCGGTCCACGATCTGGTAGGCCTCGCGGAAGTCGCCGAACGCGATGGACAGGCTGTCCGCGGCCATGACCGGCATGTCCTCGGCCTCGACGATGTTGAAGCCAAGGATCACCCCGCCCGACATCGCCTGCAGGGACGGTGCCCAGAGGTAGTTGCCTTGCCCGTCCTTCAGCTTGCGGACGCCGGCGACCGTGCTGCGCGCCATCATGAAGTTGGCGTTCGCCCGATAGCCAGCCTTCACCGAATAGACCAGGTCGATCAGCTTGTCGGCACCATTGGTGCCCGCGCCGAACGTCCCGTCGCTACCCGTCAGTACGTGCTGGAACGTGCCCCAGGCGCGGGTGGCGTCAGCCGTCGCCGCAGTCGGGTAGGTCAGCAGGCCGCGCGGTTTCAGGACACCGTCGCCGTTCAGGAAGGCCGCGTTCTCGGTGCGGGTGAACTTGTCCGCGGTCTTTTCCGCAAGCCACGCCTCGATGTCGAACATCGAGTCGTCCAGAACCTTCTGGGTTGCCTGCGGGAAGGCATACATCTCGTGGACGGGGATTTCCCATTTTCCGAGCTGTGCAGTTGCAGTCGCGGGGCGCGGCGCGGTCTCGCCGACCCAGCCGGCGGTGCCTTCCCCCAGATCGTTGAAGCCTTCCAGGCGGTCGGTGCCGATGGTCGTTACCGATGCCACCTGCCGCATGGGCGAGGTCTCGAAAAGCCGCTTGATGATGCGCCCAGACGTGTCCGGGGTGACGGTATAGCCGCCATCGGGGTCAGAGCCTACCGACATGGCCGCCATCACGTCGCGCGGGGTATTGCCGCCGCGCCGCATGTAGACATTCAGGCCGTCGCGATAGGCCGTGAAATCCGATGCCGACACCTCGACACCGCGCTCCCGCGCGAACTGCGCGGCGGCTTTCGCGACCAGATCATCGCCGCCCCCATTCAGGCCGCGCGCCGCGGCCTTGGTGGCAATATCGGCCAGTTGACCCTGCAGATCGGTGATGGTCGCATTGATCTTGTCGACCTTCTCGTCAAGAACGACATCGCTCTTGCCGGTTTCCAGCGCCTTGATGCGCTGGTCGTTCGCCACCTTGAATTCCTCGAAGGCGGTCTTGATCTGTGCGGCGATGACAACGGGATCGCTGGCATCGGCGCGCACGGAAGCAACGCCCCTGAAGGGCGTCTTTTGGTGCATGGACATGGAAACCTCCGTTATGCCCGAAAAGCCGAGAGAATGCCGGTCAGACCGGCTGCGAAATCGCCTGCATCACGCGCGGCGTGTCGGGTTGCATCACGCTGGCCCGAAAGACTGTTGATCATGTCGGCGCGATCACGCCGCGCGACACCCTGCTTCGCCAGGGCCGCTTCCATGCGGCGCCGGGCGATCACGTCGGCGGGAATGGCGGCCTTGGCATGGTCATCCGCTACCCCGTCGAATTCACCATCCGCGAAGCCGCCTTCGATGGCTTCGGCAGCGGTCATGTACGTGCCGTCGCTCGCCCGGTTCGGCCCGTCCAGCATGGCAAGGATCTCGTCATCCTTCTTGCCGGTGCGGGCGGCATAGATCGACGCCATGGATTTGTCGAATGTCTCGAAAACCGCCCCGGCGTCCGCGAAGTCGTGGCGATTTCCGATCACAAGGCCCCAGGCGTTGTGGATCATCATCACAGACCCGGTTCCCATCAAGACCTCGTCGCCCGCCATGGCAATGATCGACGCCGCCGATGCGGCAACGCCCATCACCTTGACCGTCACCTTTGAGGGATGTTCCCGCAGGAGGTTGTAGATCGCCAGCCCTTCGAACATGTCGCCGCCCGGGCTGTTGATGTTCACGGTGACCGCGTTCTTGCCGATGCTGCGCAGCGCGGCAGCCATGCGCTTAGCCGTGAACCCCTCCGACCAGTAGTCCTCGCCGATCACGCCATAGATCGAGATCGTGTTCGGGTCATCTGCCTCGGCCGCGTGCGGCCCGTCGACCCACTGCCCGAAAGCATCGGACGGCGTATCCCAGCTATAGCCGGCCGGCCGGTCAAAGGCCTTCGGCTGCGGCAGCTTTTTCAGGCTCATCTTCGGCATCCTCTTTCGGTTCGCCACCCGCCGTGTTGGGCGGGTCGTAGTAGATGCCCCCACCGCCGTCGGGGCGCGGGTTCTCATCCTCGAAGGCGCGGACTTCATCGGGGCTGTAGACGCCCCATTGCATGCCGCGTACATAGGTGTCCCAGCGCGTCTTCGCGTCGCCACGCATCAGGCCCTGGGTGAAGAACCGCGCATCCATCGTCTCCCATTCCGATTCCGGAATGAGGTCACGCTTGATCGTTTCTTCCCAGACCTTGATCCAGTCGTTCAGGGTGTAGGTTACGAAACCGATTCCCTGCTGCTCGATCCCGCTGCCCCAGCTGGTCGTTTTTTCGGTGGCGCCGATCATGTGCGGCGGCACCCCGAAGAACATCGCGATGTCGTAGCGCTGGAAATCCCGCTGCTGCAGGAACTGCATGTCGAGCGCCGTCATGCTGATAGGCGCGTAGTCCATCCCTTCTTCGAGGATGTAGTTGCTGCCAGCCTGTGACCCGCCGGACCTGCGCTCGTCCATGCTGGCCTTCAGCCGCCCATAGGACTCCGCCGACAGTTTCATCGGGTGCTTCAGGACGCCGGCAACCAGCTGGCCGTTCTTCATCATCTCGGCGCCCGCACGCTCGGACGCGAGGGCAAGACCGATGCTCTCGCGCATGTGCGACAGAAGCGAAAGTCCCCTAACGCCGTCCAGAGACATGCCACGCAGGTGGAAAATGTCCTTCTGTGACAGGGTCAGGTAGCGGCCGTCCTTCACGCTGACACGATAGACGATGGTGTAGTCGGCCTGCTGCTCGACCTCGACGCGATCGGGCTTGATCGGTAGCAGGCCGACGACTTTTCCCCCGGCCACGACCTTCAGCGCATAGGCATTCCCGCGCAGAAGAAGGTGAGCCATCATCATCCGCCGGAACTCGGTCGGCGTCTGCCACTGGTTCGGCTTCACCGTCAGAACCCGGCGCAGCGGATGCCCGGTGGCCGGGTGCCGCTCCTTCTCGGAAACGCGCTGGATCAGGTCCAGCGGCAGCGATCCGATGGTGCCAGAGAGGATGTTCACACAGCGCCATGCCGCCGCCACGCGGAGCGCGCTGCTGTCGGTAACCGACATGCCGGATACCGATTCCATCCCGCCGCCAACCCGCAGGAATTCGCGCACCTGTTCGGGCGACATGCTCGCCAGGTCGAACGAGGCCTGCGGCCGCCTACCCATGGCGGCACCGAAGAGGTTGCGGAAATACCCCATCAGATTACCAGCAGGCCGCGTTCTTCATAGACGGACGGCCCCTCTGCCTCCTCCGGGTATTCGATAGCCCAGAGCGCGTTGATCAATGCGACGATGCCGTCGATCTTCTCTTCCGGGTTTGCCCGGGTCGGATAGATGTAGTCGCCGCCCGGCACCTTCCTCTGAAGCGTGTTCCCGGCCATCCATTCCAGCACAGGATCCCCGTCCGTGATCAGCCGCGCATCGTCGACCGCGGAGATGAGCCGGTTGAACGGCTCGTTCATGTTGCGCGCCTTGGTCTGCAACTCGACGCAGGCGATGCCGTTCGCCTCGAAGGTCGCCACCATCTGATGCGCGAATTGCGGGTCGTAGATCAGCTGCTGGACGTTCAGGGCCAGCAGCGGAAAGTCGAACCCGTCCGTCGGCCTGCCGATCAGCGAGAGGACGAACGCCTGTACCATGTTCAGGTCCAGTTCACCCGCCTCCGGCGAGGTCAGGATGCGCCCCTCGTTCATCCAGGCCCAGAGCTGTTCGTTGCCCGGCGCATCGATGACCGCGCGGTTCAGGAAGTGGCGCGCGAAGACATGCAGTTTGCGGCCGCGTAGGAAGACGATCACGACACAGGCAAAGTCCTGCCGCGTGGCCAGATCAACCCCGATGTAGCATGGCTCGCCCGCGAAATCGGCGATCGACTGATCCTCGTCCATTGCCGCGCGCCATTTCGTCAGGTCCAGCGCGGCCGCGCCGACGCTGGTCCAGATGTCCAGGTGCTTGCGCAGGAATTCCCCCAGCGCCACGGGCGAGGCGCTGGCCTTGGTCCACTGGCGCTGCATGTATTCCAGACTTTTCGCCCGCCCGAGACCGGGGTTTGCCTTCTCCCACGTCGCAGGGCTGCCCGGATCGTCTCCCTCGTCAGCCTCGTAGATGAGGCCGAAATACTCCTCGTCGACCTGCAGCCCGTTCAGGATGCGGGTCAGGTAGGTCCGCTGCTCATAGCAGACACCGGCCGTGTTCGTCCCCGCGGTGGTGATCGCGATCAGCAGCGGCTGCTGGCGCGCACCCAGTGCCGAATCCATCGAATCCCACACATCACGGTTCTGGTGTTCGTGCAGCTCGTCGACGATGGCGCAATGCGGGTTTTTCCCGTCCTGCGACTTGGTCTGCGCCGCGACGGGGCGGAACACGGCCGCGCTGTCAGGCGTCTTGATCCGGTGCTGTTCCACCGTCAGGCCCAGAATTTCGACCGCCGGGCGGCCGTCGATCTGCGCCTTGGTGATCATGTTGCGCGCGGAATCGAACACGATCCGGGCCTGGTCGCTGGAACTCGCGGCCGAGTAGACCTCTGCACCGGGTTCCCCGTCGACGGTCAGGAAGTAAAGTCCGATCGCGGACAGAAGCGTCGACTTTCCCTGCTTCCGCGGCACCTCGATATAGGCCGTCTTGAAGCGGCGCATGCCGGTGTCGGCATGCAGCCAGCCCGCCACGTTGGCCACCAGGAAACATTGCCAGTCGTCCAGACGGATGGTCTCGCACTTCGCCGCCCACCTGCCCTTTATGTGCGGCATCGCCTCGATGAAGCCGGCCATATGCTCGACTGCCTGCGGGTCGAACGCGAATGGAAAGCCGGGCGAACATTGCCGGTCAAGGTCGGTAAGGAAACGCCTGCAGGCGAGACCAACCTTCTTGCAGGCCGGCACGACACCGGCGACGACGGCATCAGCATAGGCCACCGCGCGATCCGTGCACGGCGTGCCCAGGACGACGCTGCCGTCAGCCACCGATCGCCCTCCGGCGCGGCCTGAATGGCGTCACACCACCCGCACCATCGGCGGGCCCGTTCGCAGGTACCGCGTTCCCCTGTTCGAGAAGGTCCATGAACGAGGTCTGCGCAGTGCCCGCGCTTGCGTGCCGCGAGTTGGGCGTCAGGAAAAGCTCACGCTCCATCTGGCCAAGGATCTTTTCCTGATAGGCCAGCCGCTGAACCTTCATCGACCCGAACCCCTTGGCCGATTCGTCTTCGTCGGTCGCAAGGTCAAAGACCAGCTCCGCCCAGATCACGTGCTGGGTCGCGTAGCGGATGATCTGAAGCCAGACCGCTTCGTCGATATGGCGATCGCGCAGCATGACACCGGCAACGGCCTGCGCGATCTCCCAGTGCTGTTCCTGAAAATGATCAGGCACCCGAGGGAGCCGATCACTGATGTCACTCAGCCCGATTGACATGATCGTTCCCCTTGATACCCCCCCCCTCTAACCAGCACGCGCATAAATCTGTTTACCCGCGCCGGTCCCTGGTCTGTGGGGTCCAGACTTTCGGTACCCCCCGTGGGGTCACGACGGCGGCCCGGCGCGGCGCTCTGCCCTTTGCTTCTTCGTGTCGTGGCAGGGCTTGCAGAGGCTCTGCAATGCGCCGAACCAGAACAGCGCATGGTCGCCTCGGTGCGGGACCACATGGTCGGCCACAGTCGCCGGCTGCCGGGACCATGACGGGCACAGGCGGCACAGCGGGTCCGACGCCAGCTGCTGTGCCCGCCGCGCCCGCCATGCTGCGGTCTTGTACCACTTGCGCCAGGGCGCATCCGCCCTTGCCTGGTCGGACAGCGCCACCCTCTCCTGCTCGAACTGGGCCTGATGCCGCGCGCAGCGGGATACGCCGACGACGACCAGCCCGCGGCATCCTGGGATGGAGCACGGCTTGCGTGGCATCGCATCCTCCTGATCCGTAGCCCGCCGGCCCCTATATCAACCACCCGCGCAAGGCGTGGGCCTTCGGGACCGGCAGGCTGAAATGCAATGCGCCCGGATGGTCAGACCGCCGGGCGCACCTGTAGATGATAGGAAGGACCATGAGTCCGAGTGACCTAACAGTCAAGACCCTTTCCGATGGTATCCCTGCATACGGTCCAGCGCGGCCGCCAGCGCATCCCGCAGGGCACTCAGGCTGCCGGTCTTCTTGGCCCAGCCATGTGCCCGCAGCACGGCCGTCAGGTCTTCGCCATGGATGCAGACGGCGTCGACCAGTGCGCGGATGGTGATGTCGCGCCGGCCCGCGCCCCGGCGCACCTGCAACGCGATGCCGGGACCGATGCTGGCGTGGATGCGGCCGATCTCTCGGCTTTCGTCCATGTAGGCCACGAGGAAGCCGCCATCGCCCCCGGCACCGCCGCCGGCCATGACCCGCGCCTCGGCACTGGCGCAGCGCAGGCCAGCCGATACATGGCGTTCCGTCAGAGCCTGGTAGCGTGCGGCCATGGCGATCTGACCGGGATCGAAGGGCGGGCGAAAGGCATCGGGCCTGCCTCCCTTGCGTTCGTGCTGCAGCCATGCCTCGCGGCACATCAGCGTCAGCCGGTCGAGCCGCTGGCCCCGCCGCGTGCCGTCGCGGGCAAGGATCACGCCGCGCTGCCTGCTGCCGTCGGGCTGCCGGATCAGTGCCGCCTGACGCGCAAAATTCGGGATGAACCACATCGGCCCCCGCGCGGGCGCCACCGGCGCGGCGGACAGATCGGGCGGCGGGGTGGCATCGGCCAGCATCGCGGCGACCCTTTCCGCCTCGTCCGCCATCCGCCCCGGCACGGCAAGCCGGCCGATCGCCTGCGACAGGAGGGCGGCCGCCTCGGCGCGCAGGCGGCGCAGGGCGATGGCGGCAAGCCGGGTCAGGGCTGCATCCCGCGCCTCGGCGATCAGCCAGTCGCCGATCTGGTCGATGGTCATGTCGGCGAATGTCCCGGCCGGCGTCACTGTCGTCGTCATGCCGCTTCCCCTTCGCCCGTGCCCTGCGCATCCATGATCGCCCCCGCCCGCGCCTCGGCCTGCAGCCGCCATTCCAGCCAGCGGCGATCATCCGGGTCCATGCCGCCGAACCGGGCGGCTTCCTCGATCCGCGTGCGGCGGCGCATGGCGGTATCGGCATCGACCTTCAGGTCGCGGATCACATAGTCGTTCGGCGGCCGCCCGGCCTTCTTCAGGTAGAGGTAGAGATCGACCAGCCAGCCTTCGGATCGCGCGCGCCGGCCCGCCCCGGACCGCAGATAGGTGGTGACGAGATGGCTGTCCGATGGCGGCGGCAGTTGTAGCTGGCGCGCCCAGCCGCAGATCATCACCTCGGTCGGCCATCGGTTCCGCGCCTTGCCGACGGCATTCCGCTCGACCACTTCGGCCAGCGCCTGCAGGTTCGGGGTGGTCATGTAGGCGAGCCGTGCCGACAGGGCATCCATCGTCGCCTCGTGCCCTGCGACGGTCGCGCCGGTGTGCCGCACCAGCCCGCGCGCCGTCAGCGGCACGATCAGGTTCTGCCTGACCCTTTCCTTGCCTTCCCTCAGCGCCTCGCCTTCCATCGCATGCCCCCTTTCATGGCCTGCCCGGCCGGTGCCGGGCGTTTTCGGTGCAAGGGGGATAAGGGGGATAATATACTGTCATTTCATGTACTGTGTTTTAGGGCAATTTCACCTGTCGGGGTGAAATCCACACTGAAATCAGGTGATATGATTTCAGTGCATTTCAGTGAAATGATCAGTCTTTCCCGCCGTTTATCCCCCTCAGAAGCGGTTTCCCGGTGACCAGAGCGGCCCCTTCGCGGACGTTGTTTTCGGTGACATGCAGCCCGGCCTCGATCAGCCATTTCGCGATCTGCGCCACCACGTCGCCGGCATCGGACAGGCGCGCGTGGCCGGACTTCAGCAGCATCTTCTTGACCCGGCTGCGGATCACCGCCTCATAGCCGGCCGTCCGCGACCGCGCGCGCCCGGCCTTGCGGCGGAAGCTGCGCGTGGCGATATCGGTGATCGTCCGGTGCGCCAGGCGGTCGACCGGATCGAAGTCGCCCTCGACCTGACAGATGCCCCAGCCATAAAGCGCCAGTTCCTTGTCGGTCAGCCAGGCGGCGATATCCGTCCCGTAGCGCGCCAGCTGCGCCAGTTCGATATCGTCGACGGGCAGTGTTCCGGCCGGGTCTTGCCGGTAGCATTCCGACCAGAGGAGCAGCGCGGTGCCGATGATGTCGCGGCGCTGTGCATGCAGGCAGAGCGCGACGAACCGGCTGGACAGCAGATTGTGGAAATGGAGTTCGACCCATTCGTTTGACGACAGCGTGTCGCCGAAGCGCAGGGGATAAAGGCCCATGTCGCGCATCATGCCGCCGTCCCCGTCAAACGATGGAAAGCCCGCGGGCTGTCGACCATTTCGGCATCGCGCAGCGCCGCACGGGTGACGGCAGCATCACGCGCCAGTTGCAGGACCATCCGCTGGCTGAAGTATTCTTCCAGCGTCAGGAAAAGCGTTGGACTGCCCTTGCCCCGGTTGCCCAGACCATGCCGCCGCGCGGTGTTCGCGACAGTCCGCGTATTGCAGCCGCAATGCCGCGCGATCTCGGACGCCTTGACGCGACAGCGCCACATGTCGAGCAGCATGGGCACGTCGCCACGCGGCACGACCCGCCGCGCGAGCCGGACCTTTGTCCGAAGCGGCATGCCGAACGCGCGCGCCCATTTGGTGACGGTTGACCGGTTGACCCCGAAATGATCGGCAACACGCTGGCCGCCCCATTCCTCGACCAGCCAGAGCCGTTCAAACTCGGCGCGGGATATGCGGCGGGCGGTGGGCATCAGCCCCTCCCCGCCCGCTTGTCGTGTTCTGCCACGGCACTGTCCACCAGCCGGGCCAGCGCGATGGCCAGCATCTTGCAGTACCATACGGCCCGATCCCGCGCCCACGGCTGGCCGTCATTTTCAAACTGGAAAGACTGCTGGTCGATCACCAGGCGCGGCTGGCCGAGCGGGCCAAGTTCAAGATGCGCTTCCAGCATCGCGGCTTCGGCGTCGGTCAGCTTTCTGCCGAATGCCTCGACCATCTCCCGCGTGACCGGCCCGCCGCGGCCGATGTGGACCGTGTCGATCATTTCGCAACCACCCGCTTGTCGTGGTTCCTGACGCACAGGTCTACCCGGCGCGTCAGCGCCAGAAGCTCGGCCTTGACCTCAGTTTCGAACGCGGCCTTGATCTTCAGCGCGCGGGAAATATGGGCGTCGAAGTCGCGCGCGGCTTGGGCCACGATGTCCTCGACCCGGCGGATTTCGGCGCGGATGGTCTCCACCTCTTCATTGCCGGGCGGGCCGAATTCGGCCTCACGCACAGCGCTGACCCAGCCCGGCATGCAGCCCCCCCCCACGGCCTCTGCCACCGATCGGTCCGTGGCATCGCCGCGATAGCGCTGCGCATCCAGATCATAGGCCGATGCCAGCGCCACATAGATATCCACCCGCATCGCGCGGGTCGGTTCGCGCAGCTGCACGATGGCAGCCCCTTCGGCCGCGTTTCCCATGCCTTCCTCCACCGGTTTTTCCTTGCCTGCCCTGCGCGCGGCCTCGCAGGCCGGGCACAGCAGGCGGCCCTTCACCAATGCCCAACCATGGGCGCAGACCTTGCGATGTAGATGACCCTCGACCGGCGCCTTCCCGTCATAGTCGCAGCTGACGACCTCTTCTCGGCTGCACCCGTCGCAGACGGCGGCGGCTCGGTTGGCACCTTTGCCCCAGATCGCCCGGACCGTCATTCAGCAGCCACCCCTTCCGTCCCGGCGGATGCCCCGGCGTCGAGAAAGTCGAACAGCCCGGGCGTGGCCATCTCACGCTCGGCGGCCTCGCAATAGGTGACGCCATCGCGCCAGTAGCCGGGGTTCAACTCGATCCCGATTCCGCGCCGGCCCAGCTTCACCGCGCGATAGGGCACGGTCATCAGCCCGCCGAACGGGTCCAGCACCGTCTCGCCCGGCATGGTGAATTGGGCGATGGCCCGGTCGACGATGTCGAACTGCAGCGGGCAGAGGTGCATTTCCTTGCCCTTGGCCGCCTGCGCGCCGTTCAGCGTCCGCATCCGGGCGACATCGGTCCAGACATCCGGATGCGGCGAATGCGGCGGCAGCAGCATGAAATCGGATGGCAACCGCCCCTTCATTTCCAGATGCTCGCCGATCCGGACGTGGTGTTCGAAATCATAGACGGTTTCGAGATTGAAGGCCTTCCAGACCTTGTAGACCGCATCGGCGGGCAGGCCCTCGACTTCGGCCGGCGTCAACTGGCGATTGCCGCTGGACCGCGTGTAGCCATGGGCGTCGATCTGCCAGCGGCCGCGGGAATAGCCGCCCTCGTTCATCCATTCCCGCGCCTCGCTGTCCCACAGTTTCTTGGCCTTGGCGGGCGGGTTATCGGCATAGCCGTTCGACCGGTCCGAGGGCGGCTTGCGAAACAGCAGCAGGTATTCCGGCACGCCGAACCCCATGCGCGACCCGTCCTTGCATTGCTCGGTCCAGCCCAGCCGGTAGGTCTGGTTGTTCTCGCGCACGACATCGGTCGTGATCGTCTTCATCCCCAGATAGGCCCAGCCGTGGCCGCAGAACTGCCGGACGCAATCCATGTGCAGCGTCGACAGGGTCTGGAACCCGTAGCCGTTGATCCCGCCCGGGATGATCCGGTCCTTGACATGAATCGCGGCCAGCCGGCCCGGCTCGGTGATCCGCAGCAGTTCGGGCACCAGATAATCCATCTGCTGCCAGAAATGCGCGTCATCGTCGGTGTGGCCGAAATCGGCATAGTTCGGCGAATACTCATACTGGGTGGAAAACGGGATCGAGGTGACGATCAGCTGCACGCTGTCAGACGCCATGCGCCGCGTCTCTTCCACACAGTCGTTGTGGACCGCCCGCCAGAGCGGATCGTTGCCGGCGGCGGCATTGGGCTTGCCCATCGCCTCGACCCGCTCCACGCCCATGGACCTTTGCAGCGCCTGCAGCATGGCGATTTCCGACAGGCCGTATTCGCGGATCAGGTCCACCATCTTCGCCACCATCTGATCGTGCTGATGCCATTTCCGTTCAAGGTTGCGGCGGATTTCCCGCTCGGCCTCGGTGTAGATCAGGTCCAGCCGCACGGCGGGCGCGGTCTGGCCAAAGCGGCGCAGCCGGTGCACCGCCTGAATGAAGTCGTTGAACTTGTGGCCGATGCCCAGGAACACATGCCACGAACAGTGGCGCTGCAGGTTCGTGCCCGACCCCAGCATGACGGGCTTCGCCGCCAGTTCGGCCACCCGGCCGTTGGCGAAATCGCCGATGATCGCCTCGCGTGCATCCAGATCCTGCGACCCGTAGACGGCGGCCACACCCGGCACCGCCCGCTCGATGCCGGCGCGCTCGGCCTCAAGGTCATGCCACAGGATCCGGTGCGCGCCGGGATCTTCGGCCCGCAGTTCCTGCATCTTCTCGATCCGGGCAGTCAGGCTGTCGCGCTTTTCCCGCGCGGCACCAGACAGATCGACCGTCGCATCCCGGAACATGCGGACCTGACCCGACTTCTCGGTCACCGCATGGGCCAGGTGATCGGTCGGAAGCTCGTGCCAGCGGATATCCAGCGGCGGCAGGTCATAGCCAGCATCGTCAAAGCCGGGATCAAGGTCGCTGGGTCTGGTGATGAACAAGGCCCACGACGCCACCCACAGCCAGAACTCACGTTCCTTGTGCTGCATGATGGTCAGCTGGTCGGCCTTTTCGCTGTTGCGCTTGAAGAACCGGGTCTTGGCCTGCCCGATATCCATCACGTCCAGAAAGCCGGCGTAGGACAGAAGTTCGATATAGTCGTTCGGGCTGGGGGTGGCTGTGGCGACGAACCGATAGGGCACGTCCATGAAGGTGCGGATAAAGGTGCGGAAGGTCTTGGTCCCGCCCATGCCGCGCAGTACCGCGGCCTCGTCCAGGCTGACCGCCTCGAAGTGATGCGGGCTGATCTTGCCGTCGCGGACCGATTCATAGTTGGTCAGGTAGACCGCCGGGCCGGAAATCTCGGCATCCGACTTCACGAACCGCAGGTCGATGCCGAAGCCACCGGTGAAGCGCAAGCTCGCCTCGGAGACGAATTCCAGCCGCACGCCAAGCGGCGCCACGATCAGCACCGGCTTGCCCGTCTGCCGCCAGATCACCCGCATGGTTTCCAGCTGGGTCGCGGTCTTGTGCAGGCCGAACGACGCGAACCACGCGCGCCGCCCGCCCGCCAGCGCCCAGGCGACCATGCGCCGGGTGTGCGGCCTCAGGGCCGGGTTCAGCGCGGCCTCGTCCACCTGCAGCCCGCCGAAGCGCGGCGCGATGGCGGCCTTGGCCCGCAGGAACTCGGCATAGGTGGGGGCGGTCATGCGGCCCCCTCATTCACATAGTTCCAGATGGGCAATTCACACCGCAGCACAGTGCTGCCGCGGAACGCGATCGGACGGCGGCCGGTGACGACCATTTCGCCCCTGACATCGCTTTTCCTGGTCCAGAGGACAGCGCCACCGATTAACCTGTCGGCCTCGACCATCTCACAGAAGGTCGCAAAATCGGGCATCTCGGTCTCGATGATCAGAAAGCGCGATGGCGTCGATACGTCCAGACTGCCCGCCTCAAACCAGACCTTTACGACGCCCACCGCCATCACAGCCCCTCCAGCGCATCAAGGATCGCCCCGATCGGGCTGGCCGGCGCGGTGGCGCCGTAGACCGGCACGCGGCCGATCGACCGCGACATCTCGGCCGGGGCCACCCCGTGCTGCAGCGCGACCGAGATGATGACGCAGACGTCCTGCACCGTGTGCTGCAACTGCGATCCGGTCTTCTGGCCGTCGGAATAGAACACCTCGGCCAGCGCGCCGGTTTCCGGGTCATAGCCGGCGGTCAGGGTGAAATGCTGTTCCCCGCCCTCGGTACGCCAGACCACAGGCAGGGTGACCGAAGGACGCCGGTCGGGCAGGCGGCGGCGCGTCATGCCTGCCTCGCGCGGTGACGGTGCCACTGGCGCTGCGCCTCGGCCATGGTCAGCCCGTGCCGCCTCGCATAGTCGGCCAGAGCGGCCCAATGCCCGCCGGTCGCCAGAATGGGGTGGCCGGCCTTGGGCTGCCTCTCCGGGCGGGGCACAGCAGCCAGCTTCAGCGGACCCAGGCCCAGCCTGATCGCCAGCGGCGAGACATAGGCAACATGGCATCCGCATTGGCGAGCGATGTCCGCCCGTGGCAGGCCAGCCCGATAGAGCTGCGCGAAAAGGGCATGATCGACGGCCATCACGCGGCCAGCCCGGATGCGGCGGCGCGCATCTCTTCCAGGAAGGCCACCGTCCGGTCGGACGGCACGCAGGCGATGACGACGATCCCGCCCTCGACCCGCTCAACCTCGGTCGCGAACGGCCCGCCTGCAGCGGAAAACGCGCGCAGCCGGGCCAGCCCGTCCGGCAGGCGGCGGGCCAGTTGCACGATCTCGCCCACGCAGCGGGCGTAGGGTGAGACATCCGTGCGATAGTCGACTGCGCGCGCGGCCGTCATGCCACCCTCCTGCGGCTGTGAAAATCAACGACCGTGCCCCGGCGGCGCGAGGTGAAGACCGGCACGGGACCATCGCGTTCCGGGCCGCCGCGAACCGCCGCCGCCTCGATCCGGTCGATGCGAGCGCGCAATTCGATGATCTGGTCCTGCAGATGCAAAAGCGCGGCCTGCTCCGGCGTCAGGCGCGCCGATGCGGGCGCGGGGCGGGCGGCGGGCAGTTTCACCCGCGCCGGTGCCGGCTCGTCCGGCAGGACCAGACCGTAGTCGCGTTCACTGGCCATCGCCCACCTCCACGATCGCGGCCAGCCGCCTTGCCGCAGTGACCAGATCCTGTGCTTCCTTCTGGGCCATGACCCGGCATCCCCGGCCCGCGGCCAGATCCATGATCGCGCCCTGCACCTCGCCGTATTCGCGGTTCAGGTCGGCGCCCGCCTGCAGGATGCCCTGCCCCGCCGCGATCTCGGGCAGGCCGCGCGCCAGCCATCGGCGCACGCAGGGATCGCCTACCGCATCCTCCAGCGCCATGATCTCGACCAGCGGCCAGTCCAGATGCCCGGCCAGCCGCTTCGAGATGCTGCCCTTCGAAACCTCGGCCCCCAGCCGCGCCCCGATCAGTGCCGCAGCGGCATCGACCCCGCCGGCCCGGTCGACCAGGCCCTGCATGAAGGCGCGGATCATCAGCCGGTCAGACATGGCCGGCCACCGTGGACAGCGGTTCAAATTCTCCGCATCGTTCCGGGTGACGCGCCGCCGCTCGCAACAGCGGCGCGTCGGTCCACCAGGAACCAGAAAGGACAGCCCCGATGAATGGCTTCTTTGACAAACAGTCACTGGGCATTCCCTGCCCCTCCTGCGGCCACGAGACCAAGAAGTCGGTCGGATGGATCAAACTGAACGACCATTTCGAATGCGTTGGTTGTGGCCAGAACGTGCACCTGCAGCGCGACAAGCTGCTCCGGGACATCAAGAAGGTCGAAAAGTCCCTCGCGGAATTCGGGAAGGGCCTCGGGCGCCGCTAGCAGGGCGTCAGCCCGGGCAAGGCAGGCAAGCAGCGGGGAGGTATCCGCGCGCAACCTGACGGTGCGATCGGTCATGTCAGCCCCCCCTGATTGTGTCGGGAAACCTTGTTTCCGTGCGTGCGCGCCCCGCGCGTGGCAGGGTGGCGCCATGAAAATGCCGCTGTCCCACGGATCATCGCGGCGAGCCGAGGCCCCGCGACACGGGCCGGCGCAGAAGGGAGACCTGGAATATGTCGTATCTGTCCCGGCTGATCGGACGTGCGCCGCGCGCCGAAGACCCGCCGCCTGCCATGCTGCCCATGGATTTCTCCGGCTTGCGGCCCGAACTGCCCCAGTCCGATCCGCCGGACATCGTCCCTTCGCCGGCAGCACCGGAAACGGCGCAGGGCAGGCGCTTCATCCTGGAACCCTATTTCCTGCTGATGGAGTACACCGACGCGTCCGGCAACCGCTCGCGCAGGCGCATCACCACACGGCACGTCGATGACCGGGGCGCCACCCGCTATCTGGTCGCTGTCTGCCACGAGAGGAACGCATTGCGCACCTTCCGTCTCGACCGGATCGACTGCTTCATCAGCGCCGATGGCGAGGTCGAGGACCCCGACAGGTGGTTCGCGGAAATCCTTCCCGTTTCCGACAGCATCGCCATCGAGACGCGCGCCGCACGCGGCACGGCCGCCAGACCCTCCGCTTCGCTGTCGCCCTACACCGCCCTGCGCCGCCAGATCACTCCGGGTCTGGTCTTCCTGATCACGTCTTCCCGCTCGGATGAATTCCTCCATCCCGGCGAAATCGACGGCATATTGAGATGGGTCGAGGACGAGGCGTTCGCCATGCGCGCCGCGGGTCACCTGCCCGAGCTTCCCGACGCCGACGGCTTCGACAAGATCGAACGCACGATCCGAAGGCTTCGACCCACGCGCGAAGACCTGGTCGAGGCCCTCGTGCAGATCGCCGGATGGGAGGTGGCTGGCAAGCACCGCCTCGCTCATGCGCTGGCCTTGACGGCACGGGCCGACGGGAAAGTGGACGACGCCGAGGCGGAAATCTACGATGAACTTCGGGCCGGTGTCGCCAGACAGCACGGCTTCGGCTGGGATGAAGGCGCCGGGCGATGACGGGATCATGCCGCCCTCCGCCCATCATGCGCATCAACGAACTGCCCCGCCGTAGCCTGAATGCCGCGTCTGGTAGCACCTTCGATCAGAACACCCCAAAATCTCTGGGGGATACTCCCGCGCTGGAACCACCGATGCACCGCAACAGGATCGAGGTCGGGATCAAGCCGCCGCGCGTCTTCCAAGACCGCTTTTCGGTCCGGCCAGAGATTGAGAAGTGCGACGACAGGATGTTCCATGCAGCCACAAGGATGACCAATTCGGTCATTTGTCAAGCGGCCCGAATGGAAATTGATACCAAAATGGTCATTCGGCACTGTGGCGCCATGGCGACCCAGACCCACGCACGCCTCTCGGCACACACGCGATCAGAGATGACACCGGAACGCATCGGGTACAGATTGATGCTTTTCCGCGAAGCCCTAGGGCTTTCGCCATCGCAGATCGCGGATCGCCTGGATATCCCCAGAACTTACTGGTCGAGGTTCGAGGGTGGGAAAAGGGCTATCACGGACGACGTCGCAGCTATGCTGGTCGAACGCTTTGGCGTGACGCTTGACTTCCTCATCTTGGGCAGGTGGGACAGGCTGCCACTCGACCTGGCCGAGAAGATGCGCGCCGTTGATCTCTCCAAGGCCAGCTGATCCAAGCTTTCGCCCGTAGAAAGAGCCACGACTGCCAAAACCTGCAGCAGTGGGTTTGTCGACCAATAGCTCAATTGCCGCCCTCAATGCGAACTTAAAGTGAACACAGCATGACGCGGTCGGATATCCTCGTGCAAGCATAGAATGTGAAGTGACCAAATCGGTCACTATGTCGATTGACAATGACCGATTTGGTCATCATGCTCCACTCGATCGACCCACCCGATGGAGCAACCGATGTCCCCTCTCACCACCCCCGCCCCGCAGATCGCCGTCCTTGACCGCGGCTTTGTCTATGTCGGCACCTGCACCGTCGCGGACGGCGTGCTGACCATCGCCGATGCGAAATGCATCCGCCGCTGGGGCACCAGCCGGGGCCTTGGCGAACTGGCGGCCGAAGGGCCGACGACCAACACCAAGCTTGACGCAGCCGGCACCGTCCGTGCGCCGCTGTCGGCGGTGATCCACCTGATCGACTGCACCGCCACCGCCTGGGCGGCGTGACATGGATCGTCCACCTTCCTCGTCCGCCGCCGGCCTGACCGGCGGATTGGCGGATCACGTCACCGGGCACAGCCCGGCCCCCGACGCAGAGACCCATATCCACACGAGCTACGGCGACGGCTACGGCGACGGCTACGGCTACGGCTACGGCGACGGCTACGGCGACGGCGACGGCTACGGCTACGGCTACGGCGACGGCTACGGCGACGGCTACGGCGACGGCGACGGCTACGGCTACGGCGACGGC